CGATAATGCAGGAAAAGCGTATATTTTTGATGTCCACACAGGCCATTTAATCCATACCTTAGATAATCCAAATGCTTTTAATACGTCAACTAGTGATAATTTTGGCCGAGCTGTAGGAATATCAGGCAATTATGCTGTTGTTGGTGCGCCGGGTGAAGATTCTTCTGGAAGCCTCGGCGCCGGTGTAGGTTATATTTTTAATGTAACAACTGGTGCCCTTATTCATACTGTTCAAAATCCAAACGCTTATAGTACTCCTGCTGCAGATAATTTTGGTAATTATATTGGAGTACATGGTAAATATTCTATATTTGGTTGTCCAAATGAAGACGATGCTGGCGGCTCTGGGTCAGGTAAAGCATATGTTATTAATAACGCAACCGGCGGGTTAGTCTATACATTTGATAACCCAAACGCGTTTGGTACTTCATTAAACGATAATTTTGGATCTAGTGTTGATATATCAGATAATTACGCTATCGTAGGCGCGCAATACGAAGACTTTGCATCAGCTGACAATAGTGGGCATGTATACGTGTTTGATCTAAGCACTGGATCGTTAGTTCACTCTAAAGCAAATCCAAACGCTTACGGTACAGTAACAAGTGATTATTTTGGATACGATGTCGCCATAGATGGTAATTATTTTGTAGTAGGCGCGGAAGGTGAATCCGACGTGAGCGGCACCGGATCAGGTAAAGCTTATGTGTTTGACACACAAAGTGGTGCATTACTTCACACCTTAGACAATCCAACTCCTTTTCCTGGTGATGCCTTCGGCCGACAGGTTGACATCTCTGGTAATTACACTATTGTATCAGCATATGGAGATAATACAACTAACAATTCAGGTGGCGCCGCTTATATCTTTAATTTATCTACTGGCACATTAGCTGCAACTTTATTAAATCCAAATGTTGATCCAACTACTAATGCAGATGGGTTTGGTAATGCTCTTGCAATGTCAGGTGATAATATTGTTGTAGGTTGTGAACAAGAAGATTCATCTGGGGCTACTAACAGCGGTTACGCTTTTCTGTATAACATAAGTGTTAATCCATATACCTACACACCTTACGAAATTTCTACTTTTGCTACGGGCAGCGGCGGTAGCACTTATACTAATAGTGATGTCGACTCGCATTTAAACGCAGGTAGTGCAGGAACAAATGAAGTTTTAAGCTGGGATGGAGCAGATTATGATTGGGTAGCTCAGAGTACCGGCGGCGGAGCCCCAAGTGTTACTGCTACATTACTTCGAACTATAGATAACCCAAGCGCTGGCGGAAGTACTGATGACTTTGATGAGTTTGGCACGACTATAGCTATAAACGGCAATATAATCGCTGTTAGTGCGTACGGAGAGGAAGATCCGGAAACTGGTGAAACCCAGGCCGGCGTAGTTTATCTTTATGACGCAACTACTCACGAGTTACTTCATATAGTATTAAATCCTACGTGGTCAGGCATTACGACTGGAACACGAAACTTAGATAATGATGATACTAGGTTTGGTGGATTAGGTGAAAACGCAATGGATATATCTGGTAATTATATGATTGCCGGTGCTAAAAGCGCTGATGCGCCGATAAATGCTTCCGGTGTAGCCTATATTTTTGACATAACATCTGGTAAATTATTGCACGTTTTAACAAACAATACCGGCGCGGCATCAAACGAGCTGATGGGTCATACGACTGTTATTGACGATAATCTCGCAGCTGTAAGTGTTTCGCAAGATGGCACTGGCGGATCTGTAATGGTTTATGAAGTTTCTACGGGAACAAGAATTCGTAACATCCCAAATCCAAATCCTCAATCTGGTATTGGAGGTTTATTTGGTGAAGGGATGACACTTTCAAAAGGTCGCCTTGCGATTTGGGCAAATTGGTACGATGGCAACAGCGATCCTCAAGGTAGAGTTTACATATATGATCCTATAACTGGTGAATTACTTCACACACTTGAAAATCCAGTGCAATCTTCTGCGAATGATAGGTTTGGTGAATGGATGCACATGGATGGAAACTACTTAGCAGTAGGTGTTCCAGAATATCTAGCACCTGCCGATAGAGGTAGAGTTTATATTTACAATGTTAACTCTGGAGCTCTTATACACACTTTAGAAAATCCTACAGGTATTGATGGCGATCATTTTGGAATGGGTATTAGTGTATCTGGTAGTTTTGTTGCAGTTGGCGCTTATGCTTCTGATACTTCCGGCAGTAACGCTGGTTCAGCCTATATTTTTGATTTAGTCAGCGGTGATTTAGTTGAAACTATTGAAAATCCAAACGCGTTTAACACGTCTAGTAGTGATCTATTTGGTAGCCGGGTTTCTTTATCTGGAAATAGATTAATAGTAAATGCTAATGGAGAAGATACTGATAGTTCAACCGGGCGCAATTCGGGTAAAGTTTATTCATTTTATTTGGCAGGTGTACCTCCTTATGTGCCTAGCGGAGAACAAACTAAACAATTAACTGCAGCAGCAACTACAAGAGGTTATTCAAGATTTGATTTAGAGCACGCTGTGGCAAATCCAAACCCGCTGGGCGATTCAACTGTCCCGGGATTTAACAATTTTGGTAAGGTCGTAGATATATCAGGTGATTATTTTGTAGCTGGCGCCATGTCCGAAAGTCGAGCATATATTGGTAGTGCTAAAACAGGTAAAATTTTACACATTTTAAATAATCCAAATATTAATGATACCTCGCTTTCTGCGACTGGTGATCAATTTGGAAGTAGCGTAGCAATTTCTGGCAACTATTGTGCAATATCGGCAATGGCGGAAGATCCAAACGTAAATAACGTTGCTAGTGACGCTGGGGCAATTTATATTTTCAACGTTATTACTGGAGCATTAGTCCATACTTTAGTTCCGAGAGTAATTTTTGAAGCAGGTAATAATACTGATTTAAGTTTAGGTGGTGAAGGACATGGTCTTGCAATGGACGGAAGATATTTAGTCGCAGGTTCATATAATATCACTAGCGGAACTAATGGAAGAGTTTTTGTATATGACGTATTTACTGGAACCCTGCTTTATACTGTTGAAGATCCTAAGGTGAATGGCTTTGGCTTAACGCAAAATCACTTTGGATATAGTGTCGACATTCAAGGTAATCATTTTATTGTTGGTGCATATACAGATGATCTTGGAACTGGGTATTCAGAAGGTGTAGCTCATGTTTATGACTTGGATAGTGGTAGGTTATTGCATACATATTCTCATCCATCAAGTACATCAACAGGCGAATTCGGCGTAGAGGTAGCAATTTCTGGCGACTACGCAGTTGTTAGTAACCCAACATCAACCGTATTCCAAGATAGCACCATTATTGCTAAAGGTCTACTTCGTGTTTATAGCATAAAAACTGGAAAATTGCTGCGTGAGATTGGTAACCCTCTTGTGTTTAATCCTCGAGGTGGTTATGCAAATCCTACTTTTACATCTTCAACATACGGCGGGGCACCAGTGTTTGATGGCGAAACAGGAAATAGTAGTAAATACGACAACCCTTCTGAAATCAATTTTGGTTATAATCTAAAAATGGATGGTGACTATTTAATTGTCGGTGCCGATGAAGAAGATTCGGGCCGTGATCTCGGAGGTGGCGCAGCATACGTTTATGATGTAAGAAGTGGAGACCTTGTTTATAAACTTAAAAATCCAAGTTTTGCACTTAGCTCAGACGACACCGACAGCGAAGTCGATAAGTTCGGCGAAACATGCGCAATAAGCGGAAATCGTATTATAATTGGTGCAACTGGTGCTGTAGTTGGTGATGAAAGTGGTGCCGGTGCAGTTTACATATTTAAGCATGGAGGTATGCCAAATTATTCATATAATGCTCAGGAAACCGCTTCTTTTACTGCAGGCTCATCTACTAATGGCCACGTTGTTATGGGAAATCAAGTTATTCGTAAAGAAAGCTTTGCTGGCGTTACGACTGAATTATCTAAGAAATATGGGCCTATGTATCTCGCGAATGTTCAGCTTCAAATTACCGTTAATACTATAAGACCAGATTTTGACGGCCTGTTGCAAACTATAAATCCTAACTCAGGTAACCCTGGATATGGTATGACGCCGTTTTTTGCAAAAGCTTTGTCGTTCAGTCCAAGAACTAATAGACGCTATCTTCACGCTAAAGCCAATTGGCCGTCAGGCGATACTAGCAGTGAAATGAATAACACAGATACAGATAGAGGTATTCAAGATATTAAAATAGGATATGATGGAGTCAATGGAACAGAAAATACCGTAGTAGTTCATTGTAAAAATCACGGTTTTACGAGTGCCGAGATTGTTATAATATCAAACCCTGGATCAGTAAGCAATTTAAAAGGTATCTCGTATTATGCCGGATTGATAGACGATGATACTTTTATACTATATACAGACTCTGGCTTAACTACACAATTAAATGGTCAATTTTTGCCTCTTTTTTCTTCCTATTCAGGATCTGAATATTGTAGAGGTAACAGTACTAATGCTTGGGCTTCAGCCTCTGGTGCGATTGATTGGCTTGATTTTCAAAATGATTTTAATGATGGTAATTATGACAAAGACGATAGGGTTTACGCAGATAATGATGGAACATATGATGCGTTTTATGAACTTCAAGCAGAAGTACAAAAGGATTTTCATTTATACGCTGATCATATAATAGATAGTTTACAGTCTGGCAGCACAACTTATTCTGATCGTTCTTTGTTTGAAAATAATCCAGGATTAGGTGATTATACTGGTGCAGGCGATATTACTGTTGGTAATGGAAATGATGAACAAAATATAACTATAAAAAGTCCTGTAATATTTCCGCCTTTTACTACAGCGGAAAGAGATGCAATACGCAATAAACAAAATGGCATGGTAGTTTTTAATACTTCAACTGTCAAATTACAATTATATAATGCAGGAGCTTGGACTGATTTATAATAGTTGACATTCAACTAAATGTGTGTTACTATAAGATAGAATCAAAAGGACTATATAATGTTTAATCATGTAGAGCATGGCGTCGTGCTTCCAAAATTAACGCGTAATACAACAGAATCTGGCCGTAAGTATTTTACTCCCGAAGGTAATGCTTATCCATCAATTACAACTGTTCTTGGTGTGCTTAGCAAAGAAGGTATTATTGCTTGGCGAAAACGAGTTGGAGAAGAGGAAGCTAACAAGATTTCTCGTCAAGCTGCAACCCGTGGAACAGCAGTGCACAAACTTGCTGAAGATTATTTAGATAATGTTGAAGGCTGGAATAAAAATGCAATGCCAGCTAATATTGCGTCGTTTAATGATCTTCGTAAAATTTTAGATGAACGCTTAGATAATGTTTGGTTTCAAGAAGAATTCCTATATAGCGATAGACTAAAGACTGCTGGCCAAGTTGACTGTATTGCAGAGTTTGATGGTCAGCTTTCTATTGTTGATTTTAAAACAAGCCGGAAACCAAAGAAAGCTGAATGGATTACAAGCTACTTTATTCAAGCATCTTTTTATGCTGCAGCGTTTCTTGAGCGTACAGGAATTCCTATTAAGCAAGGAGTTATTCTTATTACTGTTGATGGCTCAGAGCCTCAAGTTTTTAAAGTTAATACGTATGATTATCTCGAACACTTCCTGTCAGTTCGTAATAAATATGCGGAATTGAACGAAAAGTGAAAGGTACGTGAATGTATATTCTTGAATTAAAAGTTGACTTAAAAGAAACAGAAATAGAAAATTTAGATGAGCTTGTAGAAAACTTAGATTGTGAAATGGAGCTAGTCGATGAAGACGACGAGGTTTATCAATTTTCATCAGTTAGCTTTGCTGGATTACAAGAACTTGGCGAGCAAATTATACAAGACGACCCTACTACTCTAATAGAATGGGTGACTGATTTGTAATTAAATCAAATTAACGGTTGACATTGCTACTCAAATAGTTTATATTGATTCTATAAGGTAAACCAAAAGGAATCAAAATGACAAAGTTCAACAAAACAGACTTCAACTACCACGGTGGATATCTTATGTACACCGGCGATTACGAAGGTCGTCCAGTATACGAAGACAGTGAACGGGTTCACCCTTCAAATGTTGGTCGTGGCATTGATCTTTTTATTGCTCGGTTCAAGTACCGCGGAAGCCCTATCAAAATGGGAGCTTTCAAAAAGTTCCTTATTAACAACTTCACAGTTGAAGAGTATGCTGCAGCTCGTAAGGTTGAAGGAATTGAAGGTTCACCACTCAACATCTTACAATCAAAAGGATTTGCCGTATGAATATATTTGTATTATCTGAAGAGCCGCGAGAAGCGGCTCAGATGGTTTGCGACAAACACTGTAGTAAAATGATTATTGAAGCAGCTCAAATGCTGTCTACCGCGCATCGTATGCTCGATGGGTGGACTGAAAAACGTCCATCTAAATCTGGTAAACGTATGATTAATTATTGGGTTCATCCTAATAATAACCTTGAAGAAACGCTTTATAAAGCGGTACACCATGGCCATCCTTGTACAGTATGGACTATGAAATCAAGAGATAATTATCTATGGCATTACGAGCACTTTCTAGGGCTTTCTGATGAATTCCAGTTACGGTATAATAAGACTCATATGACAACGGATAAGCTTAAAGAAGTACTATCAGCGACTCCTGCTTCAATTCCAGATACTGGTTTAACTGAGTTTCCTCAAGCTATGAATCATTTTCCAAACTGTAAAGTACCTGGCGATCCAATACAAGCTTATCGTAATTATTATCATGCTGCTAAAGACTTTGCTAAGTGGCAAAAAGGCAGAACTGCTCCACATTGGTGGAAAGGATTTCAAGGTTACGCTGCATGAGATATATCATATTAGATTATGATTATGGAATTTTTCTGGGAACACACACTAACAAGGGGTTTGTAGATAACCCTAGAGGTGCTGTTGCTTTATGGTCAAGCGAAAATTATTTTAGTTTAACTAGAGCTTTTTCTTTTGGTACTAAAACAGAAGCTCATTTGTTTATAGAAAGTTTTTTGCATGATTTTCCCGGTGCATTTGTTACTGGTGTACACACTGATGAACAATACATTGATGTAGTAGACTTAATCAAAGCAGGTTTACATAATTTTACCTTTGACATGATAGATGGAATACATATGCCAAATGAAACAATTCACTAATTAATTTGTTTTAATTTCAAATTAACGGTTGACATTTGCTTTAAAATGGTTTATATTGATTCTATAAGGTAAATAAGGAAACTATATCATGACTAATCAAGCTGTAGCATATTGGATCGAAACTCCTCTTACAAAAGTAAACGAGCTGATTGCTCAATACCACTCATTTGCTAAAGAAAATGATGATCTTGCTGAAATGTATGATGAAGATGCAAATGACTTTATGCAAGCACTTTCTTACTTCCGTCAATCAGATACCGAAACACTTGCACAACATGTTCAATTCATGGATACTTCACCTCGCGAAGAATTAGTTCAAGCATTTTACTCTGACTGTGGCAATGATTTTGTTGAGTCAGTTCTTGGCTATACAGTGAAATAACGGTTGACATTCCAATAGAATCAGTATATATTAGTTATATCAAATCAAATCAAATAGGAAATATATCATGGCACATGAATTAGAAATTGTAAACGGTCAAGCTCAAATGGCATACCGCGCTTCACAAGGCAAACCTTGGCATGGTCTCGGTGTACCAGTTGGAGATGATATGACTCCCCAACAAATGATGGAAGTTGCAGGCCTTGATTGGCAAGTAGAAAAAGTTGATAACTTTATTCGCTATAAAGGTGACAACATAGCTACAGGCCAACAGTCGTTAGTACGTTCAACTGACGGTAAAATCCTTACTAATGTTGGTAAAGATTGGAACCCTGTTCAAAACAAAGAAGCTTTTGATTTTTTTACTGACTTTGTAAGTGCTGGCGATATGGTTATGGATACGGCAGGATCGCTCAGAGATGGTCAAATTGTATGGGCTTTAGCCGATGTAAAAGACGGTTTCTCACTTTTTAATGGTGACGAAGTTCGTGGTTACATGCTTTTCTCAAATCCACATCAATATGGTAAAGCAATAGATGTTAAGTTCGTAATGGAACGTGTCGTATGCAACAACACTTTGGCTGTGGCTCTCAACGAAAAGCACCAACCATCTGTACGTGTAAGCCACCGTTCAGTATTCGATCCAGAAACTGTAAAACAAGCACTAGGCTTAGCACACAATAAAGTTGAAATCTTTAAAGAAGCTGCTGAGTTTCTTGGTTCAAAGCGTTACACCGATGAAAAACTTACTGAGTTCTTTGGTGTTGTTTTTGGAAAATCAACTAAAGAAAAAGAGCAACTAGCTCGCACTGCTAAACAAGCAATGGATATTGTAGAAACACAACCAGGTAATGAATTTGCACCTGGTACTTGGTGGAATGCTTACAACGCTGTTACTTATATGACTAACCACGAGTTAGGTCGTTCTAAAGATAGCCGCATGTCTTCTGCTTGGTTTGGCGGAAACGCAACACGTAACGTCAAAGCACTTGACTTAGCATTGGAGATGGCTAATGGTTAAAATTAAAGAAGTAATTTTCTGGGGAGTATGGCTTGGCCTGCTCCTCATTCTAGTCGATCCATTAGGGATTATTTAATGATAAATCAGTATTTACTTGTTTCTTGTTTACACCTTGGAAGTGTAATTGGTTTTCAATATACTACAAATTCATATTTTTTGTTAATCAGCATGGCACTGTTAGCCTTTAATTCTTTAACATTTTTAAATGCAGTATCAATGATTTTAAGTCCAGGTGATATTGAAATCCAGTTTGATGATGATCCTACTCGTCTTAAATTAGTGCAACAAGCTACAGCGTGGATGGCGATGTACTTTATATATAATGAGGGTTACGAAATGTTTGTAGGGGCAGCGCTAACTGTTTCTTTAATCACAACATTTGCTGTAATCAGAACATGGTTATATTTTTATCAAGAAGGAGATGAAGAAGAATGAAAATCTTGATATTTGGCTTACCTGGATCGGGCAAAACCTGGTTAGCCGAAGCACTACAAAAGCGCTTAAATTGCGCTTGGTTTAATGCAGATAAAATTCGTGAAATGGCAAACGACTGGGAATTCAGTGAGGCTGCTCGGTTACGTCAAGCTTATCGTATGAAAGGAATTGCTGATTACGAAAAGGAAATGAACCGAACTGTTATTTGCGATTTTGTTTGTCCACTTGAAGAAACTCGTGATATCTTTGATGCTGACTATACAGTATGGATGGATACCATTAAAGAAGGTCGCTTTGGTGATACAAATAAAATGTTTGAGAAACCTTCAATAGTAAATTATCACGTATCTAAATGGTATGATGATACAGATGAATCTCTAGCCAATGCGGTAGAACGGCACATAAGGATGGAACATAATGTTTGATTATAAAAAGCCAACAGTACAGATGTTGGGAAGATGGCAGCCATGGCACGATGGACATACAGAGCTATTTAAACGAGCACATGCTTTCACAGGGCAAGTTGTTATCATGGTACGTGATGTATTTAACTTTGACGGTGATGCAGGTGATGGTCGTACCGCTGTGCAAGATGATAACCCTTTTGGTATTATTGATGTAATCGCAAATATTGAAAAGGGATTAGCAGAGCACGGTTTTCAAAACGGACATGAATATTTAATTCTTGAAGTGCCAAACATTGTAGACATTAGTTATGGACGGGGTGTAGGATATACATTTACCGAGCACGATTTAGGTAAAGACGTTCATGATATTAGTGCAACTAAAATCCGTAAACAAATGAGGGAAGAAGGAAAACTTTAATGCAAAGTCCAGTTTTTGAAAAGGGCTACCCAGATTATGACGCCGTAAACCGTATGGGCGATTTGAAATTTACAACAGCAGGAGATATGCTAATGCAACAAGAAGCCGACAACACCGCAGCAAATGAAATCCGTTCTTTTATTGAACGCCTTGAAACGCTTGAAGCTGAAAAAAGCGAAGTAATGGACCAAATGAAAGATGTATTATCTGAAGCAAAAGGTCGTGGATATGAAACAAAAGTTTTGAAAAAGATTGTTGCTATCCGTAAACGTAATCGTGATGATGTTGAAAACGAAAATGCAATGACTGAAATGTATATGAATGCTTTAGGAATGTAATGATACGTTGGTATGATTATCTAGCAGCATTTTTAGCAGCAGACCTTATACTAACTGCTGCATTTTCTATCCCTTGGATAGGTTTTGTCGTAGCTTATGCTATGTATGAATACGGTTGGGAAGCATACTGCCAATACAGATTAAAAATGGAAAGATAAAAAAAGGGGAGCAATTAAGCTCCCCAGTTTATTTGTATGGAACGGTTAACCCGTCCTTCTTGTTATTCGTATTAGAACAAGTTAGATACACGAACTCGTCTGTAATACTCGTTAACGTCTCTAGTAAGAGCACCATTACCTTGGGCAGAACCCTCAGCAAATGGGTTAGCAACCATGCCGTAACGAGTTTTGAACCCGATTTTTGGCTGGAAGCTGTTCTCACCAACTGCACGAACCATTTGTAATGGTACATATGGGCAGTAGAAGAGGCCTGCATCGAATGCGCTAGAACCTTTATAGCCTACAACTAAGTAGTTGCTTCCGGCATATGGATCAATGTACACTCTGTAGCGACCGTTAAGCACACCAGCGAAGGTGTTGCCTGTGTCGTCTACTTGCAAGTTGTTGGAGTTAAGAGCTGGTGTGTAATCAAGTACACCGGCCATTTGCAATGCTGATGCAACGTCAGAAGAACAGATAACCATGTTACCTTTACCACGACGTGTACCTTTTGCAATTGCGTTCGCTTCTTGTTCGATTTGGAACATCAAGCCTTTGAACTTCTCAACTGACCAACGACCGTTTGCATCTACATCCAAGTCAAAGATACCAGCTGATGCTGTTCCAGTTGCGCCTGGTTTAGCAGTTTGGTAAATTGTACGAACCAACTCACGGTTGATTTCTACAAGGATTTCAGATTGCAAGATGTTTGCCAATTCTGTTTCAGCGTCAAGACCGTGTACTGCACGAAGGTCTTGTGCTAATTCAGTGGTGTACTCTGCTTTCAATGCACGTGATTTCGCAGTTACCGCAACTTTCTCGATTGAGAATGCCATTTCTGCAAATTCAGTACCATTGCCGTCACCAAGTGCTTCAGCTTCGGTTGTACCCATGCCGCTACCAGTAGTGAACAATGTTGTGTTAGCCACATCACCAGTTTCACCAACTTGTGCACCAGCACCAGAACGTGTAGTATTTGCTTCACCGTAGAATACTTCGTTAGAAGCTGCTTGTGAAGTATGTGTTGAACGCATTGCGAAGATCAAGCCTGTTGGGCCTGTCATCGGCTGAACACCTGCGATGTCATATGCCATCAAGTTTGGCATTGCACGGCGTACCAATGAGATTAGGATTGGGTCATAACCGGCTGTTGGACCAGTTGCGGTTGAACCCGCACCAAATCCACCTGTTCCGGCGTCATTGACTGGTGCTTCTGAAAGCAAGCCTGTCATAGAAGCAGACAAGTCGCCTGATTCCATAAGGGCTTTTTCTGTGTTTTCAAGAATAGTGGCTGTTACCGCTTTCTTGTGGTTGTCTTCGATCGCCGAAAAAGAATCGTGCTCAAGGATTGGGCCCCACTTTTCGACAAGATTTTGATAGTTTGACATTAGTTTCTATCTCCTTGTGATTGACTTACTGTGTTATTTATTAAAATTAAATTTTTCATGATTTTTTTGAGTTGAGAGCCTCAACAAGAGCATTGATTGAAGAATAATCAGAAGCTGGTTTTTTAACTTCTGTATCTTCTGTAATGATCTCTTCTTCCTCAATTTCAGCTTCTTCAGTTACTGCTTTATCAGCGGTAAAGAAAGACTCTTTAAGAATGTTAAGGTTTGAAGTATAATCTTCAATGTCGGCGAAATCAAGTTTCTCAGAAAGCACTTTCAAACGTTCAGCCTGAACAAGTGTAAGGTCTTCTGATAGCTCATCAAAAACTTTAGCAGCTCTATAACCAGCAATACTTTTTGCTAGCTCGAGGTTTTCATCAATCTGCTTATTAGCTTCTGCTTTAAGCGTATTAACTTCCTCTTCTAAACCAGCAACGACGTCAATAGTTTCGTCGCTAACGTCAATGTTATGCTCTTCGAAAAGACCACGTAGACCGTCCATTAGTGATTCTGCCATATCAACTTTGATACCGGATTCAATTGCAAGTTCGTTATCTGTCATCCACTCTTCTACTACGTAGTCAAGATATGAGTCTAGATTTTCAACCATTGTGTCAACAGTTTCTTTAACTTGCTCGTTCATTGTTGTTTCGAGATCTGTTACTTTCTCGTTAACAATTGCTTGCGCCTTTGAGGATGCTGCTTCGTTTACAGCTGCTTCAAACACGAGTGTCGCTTTCTTTTTGAAGTCTTCGGAAATATCCATTCCTTCAAACATTGCAGCTACTGATTCGTCGATAGAAATTACTTCTTCTTCAACGATTTCTACATCAGCATCTACTTCTGATTCTTCTTTCACTCCAGCGCCCTGACCAGGCGTTGCAGTATCTACTTTGTCTGCTTTCTCGGCAGCTTTTTTCTTATCCTTACCGTGCTTAGCAGCGCCGCCTTCTGGGGCAGTTGGCTCAGCAGCAGTGGAAGGATCGCCAAAAGATGCTTTAAATTCTTCAGCAGCCATTGTGTCTTGTGTACTTGACATATGTGCTTCTCCTTTTATTATATGGATTGGTATTCATATTTATTAAACTTTTACTTTCTAAGCGTATTTATAAAGCGTTCAAACATTCTAGAAGCAAGTGCCTCATCAATGGTATGTACGGTTTTCTTATAATGCTTTTTAACTTCCTGTTGAATCTCTTCAACCACTTGTGCTACTTCTTCCTGCTTCCCTGCAGGCAACCAAGAATTCGCTGCTATATCATAATAATATTCAACATTTTCCATAACACCATTAACAAAACAATTTGGACCAGATGGGTCAGTTACGATGTCGACTGTGGCTAGGTGGAAGTCATTTTGTACTTCCATAATACCTTCTTTGTTCATTTTTACAGAACCAAGACCACGGGTTGACACTCCGAAAAGTACACCTTCGTCCATAAGTGTTTTGACAATTTCTCCCATTGGTGTACCAAGTATTTTGGCTTTACCAATAAAATTAGAACCTTCTCTTCTCATTTCAGTAATAAGGTGAGAAACTCTATCGCCATTAATTGCTGGACCATCAGGATGGCCAAGCTCTCCAAGGGCACGCTTAGTCTCAATGAAATCTTTATTATAGCGAACCATTTCTTTTTCAAGAATTTCTGATGAATACATACGCCCATTACGGTTTTTCAGATCTCCTTGCATAAAGATACCTTCAATGAAGTGCGACTTTTTACCAGTCTCTTCATTAATTTCCGTAGAAACGTTGCATTCTTCAATGACTTCTGCAATTAATTTCATTTTGTTATCCCCTTTTGAAACTTATTTATAATAACATTTACATTGCGTTCTTAGCAAAACCAAGGATTTCGTTGAACCCTTTTTTGTCAGTCATCATAACTTGTTCCATTTTACGTTTGTTAGCAGAATTTAAACCTTTAAATAGGGCGTTAATTAGTTTAGCATCTTCGTTAGCTACTTTAATTCTTGCCCCGTCTTTCAGCTTCATATTTCCAGCTTTTACTGCTTCATCAATAAATTCTACTGACTCTTTAATCTTATCTTGGCCGTGATCGTCA